TTTAGCATTAAAGTGATAGAACGATGGTAGAGCATAACCACCTTTCTTTTTACTTGCTGCTGCTGTTTTAGCAGCTCCCTGCTTACGCTTCTCAATAAACTTAATAAATAATTTCTCAGCCGATGTAACAGTATCTTTAAATGCTTCAATAAGTCTTAAAAACTTCATAAAGCTATTTATACCATATAACAGAAAAAACAGTAGGACTTTCGTCCTACTGTTCTTTTTTTAGCTTGATAGTTGTATCTTATCTTAGAAGTATACAGACTGAGAGCCTGGTGTGAACGCATGACCAAGTCCATTACATAAAATGACATGATAGTAGAGATCCGCCCCGAAGATGTTATCGACGACGCCATAACGTGTAAGCAAGCCTACACGTGGAGCGAAGTCATTCGGGCCGATTGTTCTCTGTACCATGACAGGAATGTAAGGACAATAGATGATACCAGTATCGTAGAATTCTGGACCTTTGTAACCAAGCAGAGCATATTCAATGCTCGGCCCTGTTCCAGCTGCCGCTCCATTAGTAGTATAGCGATTATTCTGACTATACTCACTGCTGTTCTGAACTTCAGTACGGGTATCACGGTAAACGTTAAATCTTCCACCAATTGAACCAACCTTGGCAATACCAACAGGTTGTGTATTTACGTCACCTTGAACAGGTACCCACTGGAATTCAGGGAGCATTTCAAGAATCGCGCATACACGAGGAGTTGCAACAATAAAGTTGGCAGCGCCTCTTCTGTTACGTACAGCAATACGATTGGCCTCAATGATTAATCTCTGATAGAAATCACGATTACGCTCAACTAACCAACGACCATCTGCAGAAGCAGGTGACCAAGTAGAGAAACGCTTGTGCCCGAGGGCAGCTTGGATCATTCTCATGAGCATTTCACGATCGATCTCAGCTTGGATCTCATACGACATAGCGTTTGTGATCTCAGCGTCAACATCGATTCCGTTCATGTTCTTGAGGTCTTGCTCGAGTTCAACCGACCAGCGCGCGCCTAAACGACGTGTACCAGCTTCAACGGCTGTCTTCTCGAACTTAACCTCCATTTGAGGAATGTTTCCAGTGATTTCGAAAGCAGAAAGTATCTGAGCTACACCTTTGTCTTGATCAGCAAATCTCCAGTCACCAGCTGCTTCAGACCCAGATAATTCTAGGGACTGTGCACCAGTAAAGCGGGTATCAAGTAATTGATAACCTGCTTCAGTGTTTGGAAGAGCGGCTGCACCATTATATGGTGAACCAGCTCCAGCTGATGGGGTAGACTTACCATCGATGCCAGTACCGAGTGTATCAGACTGGTAAGCATAACGCAAAGCGAATGCAAGACCAACTGGGCCACTCATTGGCTGGACACCAACAATTTCATTAGTAATAAGCTCAGGAAACGTACGACGAATCATCGGGATTAAGACTTTCGGTAGACGAGCATCACCTTGTGCATATGTGTCACCAGAACTAGCCTGGTTGGACGGATTGTATTGACCGCCAGCGTTGCCACCAAGGGCTCCTCCGCCGGTACTATTACCTTCTTCTATACACCACTTTTCCTGGTTCTCTAAGAGAACAGCAGTATTTAAGCGGGTGTGGTCATCGTCGATAGACTTAACGCTATCAGATGTATAATCAAGAACCGGAGCCCACTTTTCTAAAAGTGCGTCCGCTCTATCTCTATCAATAAATGATTGTGGTTTATTCATAATTTAATTAATTTTCCTTTCTTTTCGACCTACATGGGATTAAATCCCAAGATACTCAGGTGACTAGCACCTCATTGTTCGGGGTTAAAAATTACTTCATTCGTTGTAATTCCGAAAGATATGGGTTAGTTACCGGTGTTTGCTTTTCTTCGATAACTTTTGGAGCATCAGCTTTTACCTTACGATTTGTAAATGCTTCCTCCTTGATTACATCAATCCTCTCTTGCTCTTTCTTATCAAATAAACGAGCTGTGTAATCAAAATTCTCTTTAATAAATGTTGGTGACTTATCACCTAAAACTTTTCTAAGATACTCTTTCTTCTTTTCTGGTAAACCAGAAGTCTTCCGCTCTAAGAATAGATCGGATTGTGTAGTATTATAAGCTTCTTTAAGAAGGTTGTTCTCTTTCTCAACTTCATTAAGTTTTGTAGTAAGATCGTCAATAGTATTTTTACCTTCCATTACTGCACCTTTTACTGACTCTTTCATTAATGTAGAGTCAACAGCTAATACGTTTCTTAAGTTACTAAGTACCTCAGCGGCAGTTCTATTTTTGGTTGCTTCTTCGATTGCTTGTACAGGAACAGCTTCGTCAATATACTCTTCAATGTAATCTGAAATAGACTCTACTAAAGTTTCTTTAAATTGTGCTGCACTATTGTTAATTTCATTTTCATACCTCTTAACAACCTTTATAAGCTTAGTCGCATTACTTGTATCGACTGCTTCTACTACCCTCTTAAGTTTACCGGTATGGTCTTTATCAATAGCTGATACCAACTCTTCTAACTTCTCAGCATAAAGCTCGTCTTGGTTAGTCAAAGCTGCTTCAACAGATAATTCGACCTTATCTTTGATCGCAGTTTCTATAGCATTTACAGACTCTTCTGTTAATACTTCTTGGAGTTCTTTAGGCAATAATTCGTTATTCATAATTAAAAGAGTGGTTTTTCAGTTGCAGTATCGATTCTAGTTTTTATCTTGTCCTCAATAACGCTCTTCAAATATTTATTCGCCTGAGCGTAATTTTTGTTGGAAAGTTCTTCTATAAATTTAGAAATTTTATTTTTTTCTTCCATATTATTATTTAATGTAGTTTATTAATGAAGTTAAGAATTCTTTCTGTTAAAAATTTATCTATATCTTTCTTAGGTAGAGATGTTACACTCTCTTCAAACTTATCATACAATTCTTCGTATTTTCCATCATCAGCGAGTACCCATTGTTTTGATTCTAATATACCATTTACAAATGCCTTTGGATAAGAAGGATCAGCAACACAATCGATAGCAACCAACTTCATGTTTTTGACTGTATTATGGGTGCTACCCTCTTCTAATGTGCCTAAAGCTCTTGATGACATACCAACCTTTACACCATCATTTATAAGGGCACGTACAATTTGTCCACAAGGAGTTGTTAAAACTTTAGATTTTCCGTAAAAAACATTACCATCTTGTGTTATTTCGGTTACTATATGACAAGCTCTCTCAAGATCTACATCAGCTGAAGTTGGGTGATTTAATTCGCCCATTGCTCTACCTGGAACAACCATCTCTTCATTATAACGGGCCACTTCTCTTACTAGCTCTTCCTTGGGATATAATCTTTTATTTCTATTTACCCCCTCTGCCATCATATAAGGTCCCTTAATATAAAGGTTAGATGGCGAATTTTTATTAGTTTCTTCTTCGATATATTCGAACTCGTCGGAGACGTCTGGCTTTTCAACAACCAAATTAAGCTTAAGAGACATACAATTATTTATACAATAGTAACGTAAAAGTCAAATTAATTCTCTCTCTGTTAGTATAATAAAGGTTAATCCCCTTTTTTTACCATACTTTTTAGCTGCTTCCCACTTAGCTTGATTAATAACATAATTTTTTTGCTCGTATAAAAGATGTTGCTTTTTTCTATATTTTGTCTGTGGAGGCTTGGTTTGTTTAGATGGTTTAATCTCTACTAAGTATTTCTTAATATCATTTCCCTCTTTTATTACTACATAGTTATCAACAAAATATCTATGAACTCTACCATCTAGTGGACTAGTATATGGTACAATAACATTTTCACTACCCCACTTTAATACGTTTTTATTATTATCGCAGAATCTAAAAAACTTTAATTCCAGGCCTGATCTGTATGTAGCTTTGGAACCTATAAACTTTTCTTTATTATTTGGTACAAACTCTCCTTGTCTCCATTTTGGTCTCTTTTTCATTACCCAACGAAGAATAAAGTAGGATCATTATCACCCATACCTGGAGATGCTCCTTCAAGTAGTTTTTGCTCTAATTCAGCTTTCTTTGTAGAGCCTTCACTTAACATATCTGCATTTAGAGAGCCACCTCCAAGAAGATTAACACTACCAAACTTTCCTCTCACCCTTCCTATAGTAATCATACTTAACGCTAGTGCATATTCATATACCCACTGCTCTTTAATAATATCTCTAATAGGTCTTTCAAGATAACATGATATAACACCATAAAATCTCTCTAGTTTAGGTTGTGGATACATTCTTAAATATTGAGTACGTTCATCAAAATGTATATCCTTCCTTATTGCCAGCATTTTCTCTCTTGTATCCATCCACTCTTTAAGTGAATACCAAGAAACTAAATCAAACCCATAATTACCTAATGCATAACTAAAATATGTCTGTTGGGCTAGTGTTTGCTCTAACGTAAATAAAGTATTAATGCCAGAGGAAGAACCTTGTTCGAAGTCTGTAACGGACATAACTTTCCTATAATCCATTATATCATAATCATATACATTTTGAAAAGTAGTAGCATCAGTAGGTACACCTTCCATAGATAGGGTCTTTCTTTTATTTTCTTTAAACGTAGAGGATAATGAAGTATTAAACGAAGTAATAGTACTATAAAGTGTCTTATCAAATAATTCAAACTGCTCTATACCATCTGTAAAAGTAGAAGAGAGGGCTGATGATGATGCAAACGTTGATGATAATATAGAAGAAGTAGCTGTAAAGATAGACTCTGGCGTTTCACCATAAAATTCTATGCTCGGTCCTCGAGGGTTTGTACCTGCTACTTTCTTAGCGTTACTATCAAGATCTGTATTAGCTAAAGTATATAATAGATCTAAACGAATACCTTTATTTATTTCATACAAATCTGAATCAAATATCATATATTCTCTGGTGTAACCTGCGTATTTTGTAAAATATTCTACTGCAATTTGAATATTCTCTCTAAGTTGATCTGTATGAATCTCTAAAGAAACTAGAGGAAATCCTAATGATCTTTTAATTCTATCACCTAATCTATCGAAAGTTTCTATCTTATTATTAAGATTAGTTGATAAGAAAGCTGAAAGAGGGGTAATTTCACACGCTAGAGCCATACCATTATTTAGTCGTACAAAAATAAAAATATAGGAGAAAAAAACTATGCTCTATATTAAATATTGATATGGCACTTTCAGCAACAGTAGTCCCTTCCGTAACTGGCGGTCAAATGTCAGCAGCATACCTTTCAACATTCATGACAGCAACAGTACCAGTCAGTGGTACATTGATACAAATCCTTGAAACAGGTCCAAGAATGGTATTAATCTTTGATGACGGTAATTAAACCTCAGCAGCTGGCTCAACTGGCTCAGCAGCGTCAGGAGATTCACCCTCTGTAGCTTCCCCTCCACCAAACTCAGGAACGCCTCCGTCGGCACTAACATCACCAGCAGCTACACCTCCACCTTCACCACCGGCACCAGGTTCAGCAGCAGCGATACTTTCAGCAGCAGCAGCCTCTTTCCATGACGGACCAGCATTTTGTATTTGAGCTAACTCCCATTGAAGCTCCATATCCTTTCTTAAGAACTCTCTATTAGCAAGAATATCTTTATCCTTCCAACCAAGATATTTCTTCTGCGCATAGGTTGCAGAAACGAATTCGTTTCCAGCTAAACTACTATAGTTAGCAGCTTTTAACTCAAGCTTTTGATTTTCTCTTAATTCGTAAAAGTTAGTAGGTACGTTAAAAATAATTTCTAAGTTATTTTCATTTATATCGTACTTATCGATTATACCTCTCATTTTCAAATGAGTGTAGAACCCCCTCTTCATACCTGCGGCAAATCTTTGTTGTTGTCTAACTACAAATTTAGCAAACTTAAGTTCTTCTCTTAACATAGTAGAGCCATCAGCTGAAGCTTGATCAGCAGGATCTAATCTTGTTGAAGGTACTTTAAGGGCTCTATATAACTTCTTAATAAAATACATTAAGTCAGATAACTCACCGAGATTAGCACCACCTGGTAGCTGGGTTACAGACGTACCTTCTGACCCTTGACGCTTTGCAAACCAAAAAGCGTCGAGCATTGATTGCGGGTTAAACTTATTTACCACACTGCTCTGATCATTATCGAATGTTTTCTTTGACCAATAATTTTGAATTAACTTTCTTAAATATGCTTCAGCCTTTGGTGGGGCCATATTGCCTACATCTACGTTAAATACTAAACGTTCTGGGGCTCTAACAAGCCTATAAATGACTATAGCATCCTCAATAAGTGAAAGTTGACGGTAAGGCCTTCTAGCATTTTCTAAAAATGGGGTAACAAAGTTTTTCGTTTCATTATAAACACCTGAATTAACATATACGATCTGATTCTCTTCCATAGGAATCATCTCTGTCTTTTCTACCTTCGCAGGGTCATTAATACTAAAAATAGGCTTTTTATATACATACCCCTTAACTAGCATGTTTTGAATATTATTGTAAACAGGGTCAATTATCTCTGAAGGTATATTAATAGCACCCAATATACCCTCATTTGTATAATTCTCATGTACTATCAATTCGAAGAACACTTCACCTTCTACTAGTAACTGTCTAAAGAACGACCACCCTTTATTTTTAAGATCGAAGAACTCAATAAATTTACTAAATTCTTTATCAATCTCACCTTTTTCATCAATTGAAAGATCGATATTATCGTACAACAATTTAGCAACATCACCACTATCATCTACGTTTATAATCTCATCACATATCTCATCTAAAGCATCCGATACTTCAGAATATGCTGCCATTATTTTATAATCTCGTAATCTACCTGGCTTATCTGGGGATAAGTTAGCATACATTACATCTCCAAATGAAGTATCCTTACCGAAATCACCTATAGGTGTAGAATTGTAGGGGTTAGAAGATGATACAGAAGACTTGACAAGTGCATCAGCTCTCCTCATCCCTGTTTGTTTAAATATCTTATATTTCGGATTTAAAGAATCGTCTTCTGTAGCACCAGCGTAAGGAAGTCTATTCTGAATATATTGAACTAAGCTTCTTCCAAAGGTTGAAGAACGTCCATCATTTGTAACATAAGATCTATTTTGACCTGAAGATGTTGAAGAGTCAGCCATTATACATATTTATCTAACTATTAATAATAATCACCGTATATATCGGTATTATTAGTGCTCATATCAAAAACATCTTCTTTCGATACACTATCAATGTCATAAGGCTCTTCTTCTGTAGGGTAAGTCTTACCTGCTGAAGTTAGCTGATCTACTAGTGTTGTTGAGAGAGTACCACTAAATGAATTATCATAAATTTGCTCATTTGCTCTTTCTGCTGATAATCCATTTTCAAATGAGAAGTCATAACGCTTACCTCTCAATCTATAGACATAATGCCCTAAGACTGGGTTAAGTGCTGTAAGATCTTGATCCATCCTTTCAGTAATCTCATAAAGAACAGACCCCCTATCATTAGGCCTATCACAACCTAATACTGTTAAATCTATTACGTCACCTGCCTTAGGTTCAATAGATTGTCCTACTGATGAATAATCAAAATATGCAGATGCTGCAGTTGTAAAGGTTTCTATATGAACATACGCAGTAAATTCATCACCAGCATCAAAACCAAATTTTGTTAAATTAATTGCACTATCATCTAGCTCAACATACATTTGAACTCCGGATAAAGGTCCTTGAAACTTTTTGGTTGTATCCTCACCATATAAGAGATCTGCAGCAGATAAATTAAAAGTATTAATATAATAATCTACCGGTAACCCAAAATTATTAATAAGATCATTAAAAGCCTGGTCGTAAACTAATTGTTCTGCTTGTAAATTAGACGGGTTAACAAGCTTTCCACATGCGGGTATAGCCGTAGCAGCCAGAACCTCTTCTGGTGTGCAATTTAACCTATTTTCATTACATACTGACATATTATTTTTTGTTTAACACTCCACAACTATTACCTTCATCATCCTCATACATTTTACACTCTATATTAGAGTTTCCTAGGCTTTTTGTTTGACCAGGTGCATAATCAACTTCATAATCTTTAAGTAGATGTTGAAGGGGTAATCCCATTAGTTTAATTTGGGACGCGGCACCCTTTAATAAATTATTTACATGATGGTTTTTATGCGAATAATCTTTATTCTGGGTAGTTAAATGCTTTTTATTAAACCCCAACCTGTTAGGATCCTTATTACCTACTTTAAATTTTAAAAGCTCTTCTCCCTGATAGTATTCAAAAAATTTCTTAAAGCTTTTCATACCTATATTTATTAAAAAAAGCCCGGAGGCTTACCTCCAGGCTTTATTTTATTGTTAAGCTTTGTTATTCTTTATTCGAAAGCGCTTTGACCGGCTTTAAGATTACCGACTTTATTGTTCTTCCCGTCGTTATAATGAGTGTTCATTGCTGAACCAGGATCAACTTTTCCAGAAGCTCCTTTTGCAGAAGCAGCTCCTCTAGCTTTAAGATTGCCTACTTTGTTGTTCTTACCGTCGTTATAGTGAGTATTCATTGCTGTGGGGGTACCCTCTTCATCTTCCTCATACTCTTCCATTTCCTCATCACCGTAATGTTCACCATCTTCTGGTTCTGCATCATCACCTTCAACTTCGTCTTCATC